GTCCTTGCCCTGCTGCTCGACGTGCTCCTCGCTCTGCGTCGGATTCAAGGCGTGCAGCAGTTCATGCACCAGCACCTCGAGCTTCTTGCGTCCACGCATGCGGGCGTCGAGGATGATGCGTGGGTGCTTCGCCTTCTGTGAGAACGTGTACCCGTAGGCCGCACCCTTGAGCGTGGTAAAACGCAAGAGCCACCGCTCGTCGCCGTTGAGTGTGAAGACGTGATCGTCGGCCACGGCGTGCCCTTTCGACTCTCACCGTAGCGGAGCGGTCAACTACTGGACGATGTCTTCAGCAGTAGTTTGCCTAGACGCAAACGACAAAAAATGATTTTGGCTAAATGAAAACTCGCGCTTCACAAACGCAAACACGTTGCGCCACTTGCTAGCAGTTCCGTTCACTGAACCGCCGGTGCAAGGCTGAAAAGTCGTCATGTTTGCGGTGGCGGTAGTGTTGCCCGAAAAGTCCTTCATGCCGCAGACATAGAGATGACTGCAGTCAAAATCGAAAGCACCAGGCAGGTCCGTGCCGGTGCGGACTGCCAGCGTATGCAAGCCGCTCGCTGAAAGTGACGTAGCTTGGAAATAGACGGTGTCGGGCGACGGAAGCAGCTGCACCGTGTCGGCCACGGTGTGTTCCGTAGAGCCAATGCCTAGCTGTCCTGCAGCGTTGACGCCCCACGCAATGACGTTGCTATTGTTTGAATGCGGGCTATTGAGAATGCAGAAAACCTGCGGCCCGGTGTTGTACACGTGGCCTTGGTTGTCGCCGTTGCTGCCAACAGCCGACACCACGTCATCCAGTTCGCTAGGGCCAGGGGCATAGACGCCTTGCGAGAACTTGACATTTATCAGCCCGACAGGCTTTGCCGTGTCGCGCTCAATCGTCCCATTTGATGCGTGCACGTAAGGCAGATTTCCTGAGTGCACAAACACCTTGGACGTTCCGCCTGCTCTCTGTACTGCGACAAGTCCGTTTCGGTTTATGTGGTCAACAGATTCCCATTGGTTGTCAACACTAAGCGTCGCAATGTAGGTAACGGTTGTGTTGAGCGCCGTAGGCGTCAACGTGATGGTGGGTGGTGCTGTATATCCCCACGCGGGAGAGAATCTGACACGCACTTCCGTATCTGTACTTGAGGTGGGAGCAACATCACTGGGGAATAGCTTTTGCGTTTGTCCTGGCGACTTATCTATGTCCAGGAACAATATCGTGGACGTTGACAGAGTCCACGGACGACTCGGCCTTAGTGATTCGATGAAACCCTTTACTTGCATCTCAGACGTAGAAACTGGGTACTCGGCAAACCCATTGGGCCCGTTTCGGACCCAGAGCGTGCGGTCGTTGCGTATGGCCGCGATAGCTCCTCCGTTAGAAAACAACGTGGCGTCATGCCATGTTTGCGTTGACAACGGAACCAGCAGCGACGCCTCATTTGCTGTTGCTGTTGCAGAATCAAGCAGCAAGTTGGAGATGGCTCCACTTCCGTAAATCTTGCCCTGTTCCGTCAGAGCAATAACTGAACGGTTTTGCACGCATACTTTTTTCCATTTGTGCAGTTGCGTGCTCGCCGCACGTTCGTCTGCCGCAACGATGTGAACTGGTCGCGTGAATATGCTGTTGCGGGGGTTGCCTACTGACTCGCCGACTAGCAAGAATGGCTGGCCCCAGCCCGCCAAGTCCCCGTTGTCTCGAACGGCAACAGCAAAACTCCTGTTGAGACCTTGCTCGCGGTAGTCGCAGTCCAGCGAGCGAAACGATTCAAAAGACTGCTGGGCCGTGCCAATGCGGGCGAGTGAGACAACTGGCTCCGTTGTAGAGGCGTCGTGCACTGGCACGTAGTTTCTGCTTGCTCTGCCACCTTCGGATCTCCTGCCAACTGCAAGCAGTGCGTTGGCGGGCACAGTAGTGGTAGGCGTCCCAGGGTTGCCCCAAGAAAACACCCGTGGATTACCCTTGCCACGCAGCATTACGACTCCACGTCAACGACCGTGAGTAGCGTGCCGATTCTTTGCACGGTGAGCAGCACGCCCTGTGTCGTGCTTGTCCCAGAGCCCGTAAATCCTGGGATGATGGCAAACCTGTTGACGGCCATTGCGGTGTCACCAGACGCGACTATTCCGGTGGTGTTTTGCACCGCAAGATAGATCTGGCGTTGGGTGTTCTTCGTCCAGCTGGTGGTGGCGGTGTATCGTGCAAACCGCAGTTGACTCGGAACGGATGCACTGGGAATACGCTGAAACGTCAGCGGCGATGCCGCCGGGGGCGTCAACTCCGCCTGACGCACCACGCCCGCAATCCGCTCTGCGGATTCCCGGGTGAACTGCACGGCGTCGAGTGGGCCTTTTCTGCGTGCCATGTCAGGCGGGCGGCGTGCCGAAGAGCGTGGTGAAGTTCGCCACCTGATTCACTCGACGGGGCAGCACGTCGGGCTGTCCGCTCACCTGCTCGCCCTGAAATAGGCCGACAGGGTTGGCCGACGCCACCCACTCGCCGTTTTCAAAGTCGAACACCATGGCCCGCCGCTTCTGGCCGTCTCTGAGGTAGTTCCACCCAACGTCAGGCAGCTGCAGCACCCAGCCGGTCTGGCGGTACATGAGCTCGATCTGCGTGGCCCAGTACGAGTACGTGGCGTTGTTGAAGAGCTCGATGGTGAATGTGGAGTTCACGCCCGCACACTTCCACGAATACGCCGCACCGCCGAAGTACGTGTCGTCGTTGACCGTGTTGGTGGCGGCCATCTGCGACGAGGGGAAGGCGGTGTAGTTCCTGCGAATCGTCGCCCGCACCATGGCCTCGTCGGTCGTGATGCCCTCGAAGTAGTCGTAGGCAGAGTTGGTCAGTGGCCGCAGGTCGCCATTGCCCGTGCCGTGGTAGTAGTACAGGGCCGGCACTTGGCTGGGCTGCGACTCAAAAGACCACTCGGCAGCACGAGACGCCGGTGCCAGCAGTTCGTTGGCCGTCACGTTGCCGTACTCGGCCACAACCTCGACGTGGTACGGCGAGTCGTTGAACCGTTCGTTGATGACGATCTTGCGCAGGCCGAGAGCGGACCACGTCGGGTGCACGTTGCCGAACGCACTCAGGTCCATATCGACGTTGCTGAGGATGTCCGTCTCAGTCAGCGGCGTGTTCTGCAGCGTGTTGTCCGTGAGCGTCACGGCCCAGCGGCGAGTCGCGACCGGCTGCGTGCCGAGCGTGAAGTCAGACGAGCGTGCCAGTTCGGTGACGGATGCAATGCCCATCAGGTCGGCTCCCCGAATGACGAGTAGCCCACAATGGCCACCGGCTGGTTGAAGTAGTTGCTGGCCGCCTGGCCGATGCCGAGGGCGATCCGCTCGAGCAGCTTGGTCTGCAGCCGCTCTTGCACCAGCCGGGGATCCTGAGCGTTGGCCGTCAGGTTCAGCACCAGGGCGGCACCCTCAGCGGTGCGGATGTCGCTGCCCGTGATGGTCTGCGAGCCCAGCGTGTTGAGTTTCTTGAGCCGCTCTTCCTGCCGCTTCGCCTCGGCCTCGGCGGCCTTCTGTTGCTCTTCCAGCACCTTCTGCTGGTACTGAAAAATCTGCTCCTGCACACGCCGCTGCTCGTTGGCGGCGGCCTCGGCGGCTTGCTGCTGTTGCCGCTGGTACTGCTCTTGGGCACGCAGGGCTGCGTCCTGCTGTCTCTTCTCGGCAGCAATGCGATCCTGAGCAGCCTTGGCCCTCAGCTTCTCGGCCTCTTCGATATTGCGGATCTCGTTGTTGAACAGTTCCTGCTGCCTGGCCACCTCTTGGGTGAACGCCTCTTGGTCCTGAGCCAAGGCGATGCCCTGCTGCAGACGCAGGGCAGCGTCAAAGCCCGCCTGGCCAAACTCCTGAGACTTGGCAATCAGGGCGTTGATGTTCTCGTCAACCGCTTGGAACGCAGCCTGAAAGCCCTGGCCGAAGCCCTGCTCCAAAGCCTGCTGCTGGTCTTCGAGCTTGCTTTGCAACTGGTCAAGCTCGCCTTGGCGAGCGGCTGCGGCGTCAGCCTCGGCAACGTTGTTGGCCTCTCGTGCTGCGGCCAATTGCTCCGACACACGGGCCTGCTCACGCTGGACGACTAACAAGTCCTGCTCGATGCGTGCCGCCTCGTCGTTGGTCTGCAGCAGCTGGTCGAGCCGCTTACCGTCTGCGTCGGCCTGAGCCTGTGCAGCGTCGGCAGCCTCCTGCCGCAGCTGCCGCTCCTTGGTAATCTCGCCGTTCAGCCGCTCCATGAATCCGTTCATGATCTCGATCTGGTCGGCAGTCAGTTCGCCCTCCGCAGCCATCTGTGAGAACGTGGCCAGCGTGGCCTGCGACTGCTGCAGGAACTCAGACGCGCCGCCCTCGGCAGTGGACAGGAACTGGTCAAGCTCAGCCGTGGCTGAGGCCAGGTTGGCCTGCACCTGCACTTCGGGCAGGCGGGCGTTCTGGATCTCGGCTCGCAGCCCGGCGAGGAACTGCGAGGCGGCACCTTGGCCTGCCTGCTGTGCGTTGCCGTCGCCACCCGTGAAGATGCTGTTGAACGTCTCGGCAGCGTTGGCTGCGGCGGCCTCCATCTCACGGGAGTTTCTTTCCGTGGACTCCATGCCGGCGTCCACCAACGCTCGGCCGTACTCCTCCAGGTCGGAGTCCACGAAACTGCCGAGCCCTTGGAGCACTTTGCCGAAGCCGACAATGAGTGCGTCGATGCCCAACTGCAAGACGTTGAACACCACACGGAAGGCTTCAGAGACACTGAGCAGCACTTTGGCAGTAACATCGAACACGTCGGCCGAGAATGCGAACACCTCGCCAAGGTTGCCAAACTCCTCCACGAACTTGTCGAAGATGGCGGCGAAGTAGGACGCACCCTCGAGCAGCACGTCAGTGATGGCATTGGCGATGCCGGTGCCGCCGGTGCCTTGCGCTCCGCTCCACTCCTCGACGAATCGCAGAAACTCGTTGGTTACAGCCGTCACGGCCGGCGCGAGGTTACCAATCACTTGGCCCACGATGCCGTTGACGGTTGCGGCCACCAAGTCAAAAGCGTCGTTCATGTCGGCGACGTTGTTGACTTGCGTTTCGCTAATGATGATGCCGAGCCGCTCGGCACGGGCCTGCAGTTCTTCGATGCTGGCCGCCCCTTCACGAAAGAGCGGAGCCAGGGCGGCCCCCTGCTTGCCGAAGATGGCGACAGCGGCGGCAGCACGGTCTGCGGCCGTTGGCAGCTGCGAGATGGCCTGCCCGATCTCTGAGAACTGCTGCTCGGGTGACAACGCCCGCAGATCCGCCAGCGACAGGTTGATGCCCTTGAGAGCCTTGTCGAGTGCGTCGCCCGGCGTGGCTTTGCCGATGTTCACGGCCAGCCGCTGCACGGCGGTGCCGAACTGCTCGGTGTCCACGCCGGCAAGCTTCGCAGCCAGCGAGTAGCCCTGCAGGGCCTCGACGTTGATGCCAGTGCGGGCCGACAGATCGTTGAGTGAATCGATGCCAGAGTTGACGCTGGACACCAGCGTGGTGACTCGGTTGGCCACGTCACGGAACACGTTGGCGATTGCCTGGACGCCGTCCACGAACAGCCTGCCGAGCTCGATGCCGGCGAGGATCTTCGTGTTGCGAGCCAGTGACTCCAGGCTGGTGTCGGCCTTCTTGGCGTTGTCGCTCGTCTTGTCGAGATCCCGCTGGGCCTTCTCCAGGGCTCGGTTGTAGGTTTCCTGCGAGATGCGGCCGGCACGCAACTGGTCGTTGAGCTCGTCAACCGCCTCGGTGTACCGCTCCTGCGGGCTGATGTTCGCACGGGTGATCTCGGACGCACGCTGCAGGAGCTTCGTTTCCTTCTCAATCTCCTTGCCGAGTTTCGCGTACGCTTCGGCAAACTGCTCGGCGTTTATCTCGCCGCCTTTCAACTGCGTCACGAGAGCGTCGAAACTTGCAGCCGCAGCACGCTGAGCGTTGGCCGCCGCTTCACTGCTTCCGGCGAACTGGTCAAAAACGCTCGTGAGCTTGTCGGCGTTCTGTCCCAGCTTCTCAAGCGCCCGCTCGGCCGGCGTCAGGTTCTTCACCACGCCAGAGGCGTCGGCGGAAACCTTCATCGCAAGTGAGAGGATGTTGGACATGGCTACTGCTCAAAGATGCCTGCGAGCTTGGCGAGCTCTCGGGCCATCTCCTCTGATGTCTGCGGTGGCTTCTCGGTAGGAACGAAATCGGACGCCTTCGGTGCTTTGCCTTTCTCGCTGTACGGTGCGAGCACGGCACTGGTGAGCAAGCCCGTCTGCTGCCACGGATCCGGCAGAGCGTGGTAGTAGCGGGTGAACGCCACCCACTCACTGAGCTCCTGCGAATCCATGCGGCGAGACAACTCCCGCACCGTCATGCCTAGGTGCCCGGCGAGGCGGAAAAGAAACCTCCGCATCGGCCGGGTCTTCAGTTTTTTGCGAGTTCCTCCACATCGCTCTCGGTCATGTTGTTGTGCTTCATGGCCCGCTCGAAGAGCTTCGACACCACGGCAGACGACTTCTTCGCCAGCTGCTCGATGCCCTGCTCGTCGAAGAGCCGCTCGCCGCTCTCGGGGTGGCACAGGCAGCGGGCCAGGTACTTCGTCCTGAAGTTGTCGATGCCTCGCTCCTTGTTGCCGATCCACTCCTTCTCGTAGGAGTCCCGCTCCTCGACGGTCATGACACGGATGCCGAGCACCAGCGGCTTACCGCTGGCGTCCTTCCACTCACGCACCGTAACCTTGAGCACGGACAGATCGTCCGAGGCGAGAATCTGGGCGGCGAGTTCCTGCACAGTCAGAGCCATGGCATCTCCTATGGTTGGATCCTTAACGTGACGGTGTACCGCGCCACGTCATTGGCAATGCCCTGGAGCGTGAACTTCTCGAGCACGGCGGTGCCGGAGTAGGCAAGGCCACCGCCCGCAATCGAAACCGCAGCACGCTTGGCGTACTTGGCCGTCGAGATGTTCGCAGTCGTCAGGCACGATATCTCTATAGTGCCAACGTCAAGCGTCCACGTACTCGCACGAGCCAGCGGCAGCGAGCCGCCGTGTGTCACACGCAGTTCGGTGATCTCACCGAATGACACGCCGTCCCACGTCGCCGTGACGCCCGCTGCGTACTCAGCCATGACGGGCCTCCGTCAGGCTTAACGATCAATAAGGATCGTCACCTGGCCCCGGATGGCATCGTTGGTGGCGAGCGTGAGCGTCGAGCTCTGCACCGTGCCGCCCTTGCTCAGAAGCGAAGAGCCGCCCACGGTGATGGACAGCGTGCCGGTGGACTTGTCGTTGATGAGGGTGCTGCCGACGTAGTCGAACTGCACCGTGCGGCCGGTGTCGCCGGAAGCCGAGCCCGCCAGCGGCAGATCAAGAGTCCTGGCGGTTTCGCCGGTGGTCTGGCCCAAGTGGGCCACGTTGATCTTCTCGTCCTCGGCAGCCGGGTCGGTGAACGAAACGACGATGTTCGTGACGGTGTACCTCGTGGCGGTCGTGGGC